TAACTGTTTCTGAAAGGAATCTAGTAAAACTCTTCATTTATCCCAGTTTTTCACAACGGTGACATTAGCACGGCGGAAGTTGTCATCAACAAATTTATAAGCACCACCAGACTTGACGAGAACAAAACCTTCAGGGGTAGTACGTTGATACCCTTTCTTGGACCTTGTGTAAGTGCCGATAGTGCCACCACTATTAAGTTGGTCGATGACAAACTTTTTAGCAGATCGAATGTTAAGGTAAGATGCTACCGTGAAATAGATAGCACGTTCATTTGCTATGATGAACTTAAGTCCATCTGTTTTCATCCGTAAATATTTAGCCTTTGCCGCATCGGACTTCTTAGACTGGATCTCACTTTCCATCTTAGAAGCATAGAAGTTAGCAAATTCTGAGGCAACATACTTAGTGCTGCGGACAACATATCCCTTACGAACCACCTGATTGAAGAACTGTTTGAACATTGCTGCCATCACAAACCTAGACTCTCCAGAATTAAAGATGTCCAGGAAGTTAGATGCTTGCTTGATAGAACCAGCAGCACGATTGACCAGTGCTCGATAGTGACGAATCTGAGCATCAGACACTTTCACGTATCCATCAAACTTAGCACTAGCAACGAACACATCCTCAGAACCACGGATGTCAGGAGTGCCAATAACAACCTCGGCAGTCTGAATAGAAGGACCGATGTAAGTAGTGTGGAACACAATACCCATCTTTGCTACCATGATTTGATTAGCAGCTTCAGAACCAACAGGTACAGTGTAAGTGATAGTGTTGGGAGTGAAAGTAAGAACCTTGTTCTTGCCAATGACACCAGGGATCACATCATCGGTGAACAGGAGATCACCCTGAACAATACCAATGATACGGAGTTGAGGAAGATACTGAAGGCAGGTCTTGAGTTTGGATGCCAGAGCACCCTGATACCACTGATCAATGTCTGCTTCTGTGTAGCAGATCTTAGGAGTAGTCTTGTTGAAGACAGACTTGGTGCCGACAAAGAACTTACCAGTCTGAGGACAGGTGCCACAGACAACAGCAGGAGCACCATCCCACTTGGTAGTGATGCCAAGATCGTTGGACTTACCAGTCAGAATGTCATCTGCTGACTGAAGAACTGAAATGACATCCTCGGCACCAGCACTGCCACGGTTGAGGATCTCGTCTTCCAGATGTTCCAGGTGTGTGTTTTTCATACCCTTATTATACATCGGATTCTCCTCCCATGCTGGGAGGGTGGACACTTTTTTAAGGGACTACAATAAAGTCAGGATCAAGGAAATACAAAGGATCACTAACTGCATCAAGATCGAAACGACTTTTGGTTGGTTTCTTATCAATGAGAAGAGCAGTTGAAAACCTATACTTCCAAGGTTCTCTGCTACTACCACCTGGTTTTCTTCTAATTCTTAACTTGAGAGTTCCATCAAATTTTTTCACACCAATAGAAGACAGTTCTGCTGGATCTTGTGCCATATAATACAATCCATAACCACCAATTTGAAGATAGAATGTTCTTTTAGTTCCATAATAATTGAACAAAGTGCTAACTGTTGGAGCATCACTACCCTTCAACATAATATCTTTAAAATTGTTTCTATCATACTCAAGATCTCTCTGAGGCATATCTTTGGCAGGTCCCTTATGATCAAATATTCTAGGTCTTCCTGCTTTACCCCACACACTCTGAACAATTCTTGGAACTCCCATGGCTTCTAGAAGTTTTCTCATTTGTCTACCCTCTGGACTATCTTGACCATCAAGATACCAAGTTCCATCAGGTCTACACTTCAGTCCACTCTGACCAAAGTCAGCAGATGTATTTAATTTAATTTCTACTTTTATTTCTTTCTTAACTCTATACTTTGCTGGTGATCCACCGTCCGAAAACATAGATGGTGCCACATTCATCATCAAATCTGGAAGATCATTAGCAGCTCCAGCAGGAACAAAAGTTCGTGGAACTAATCCCAAGGTTCTATATTGTTGGTAGAGTTTATCTTCATACGAAAATCCACCACCACCAGATTTAAAGTAGTGCTTCATTCCCTTTGCATCATACATGTCATAAAAATCGGGATCAGAGTTTACCTCACTTACGATCTTAGACATAAAAAGAGGGGGTTATTCTTCCCTCTTATTTAGATAGTCCTTCTCAGTTTGGTAAGGTACTATCTCTCCTGTTTTCAATTTCCAACCGTATATAAGTTCAGGAATCAACCATTCTTCTGGTTTAGAACAAGCGTCCCAATTGGTGGGACGAATACAATTCATCACCACCACTTGAAAAAATTTTATGAGGTAGATGCCGAACGTACTCAGTTCAATCATCACGTTTGGCAATCTCTTGATCTACCAGAGTAATTAGTTTTCTTACCCTAATGATCTTTTCATCAGCAAAAAACCCAGGTTTGTTTGCTGTAAAGTGATACAGTGCCCACCTCAAATCAATTAGTTGCTCTAGAGAAAGTTCCATCAGTCATCATCGTCCTTAAAGAAAGTTCCAAAAAATCCAGAGTCCCCTGGTTTACGATCTTCCAACTTGTCAAACATAGCATCAATAGATTGAATGTGACTCAGTTCTGCCATGAGTTTAGCAATCTGAGTACAGACAGTTGGACGTTCCTGCCTAGCAGCAAATGCCAGAGCATTACGCATATGTGACTCTGCTTCTTTGAGAGAGTCTTCTACAGATTTACTTAGTGCCATCTTTGTCCTCCAGTTTTACACGATATACAGTTCTCCTAGCAAACCGTTGATCAATCTTCAGTTTACCAATATACAATGCTGCGATCCAAACGGTAAAAAGAAACCCGTCGAACCAGGTCATTGTATTCCAAGCTTCAACAGCAGCGTCCATCACACATCTCCTTCTTGACGGTTTTCAGAAAAGTAAGAATCAAAATATCCATCAGGATATCGAGAACTCAATTTATCAATATTCATTTGTACAATCTCTTCCAAAGAAGTATCAAGTGCCATACATGCTTGTGCCAAATACCACATGATATCTCCAAGTTCACGTTTCATGTGGAAGATATTATCTTCATTCACTGGTTTGCCTTGGAAGACAATTTTCTTCACAACTTCAGTGAACTCACCTGCTTCAGCAGACAAACCCAGAGCAGCAGTGAGGTATCGATGAACAGCAAAGTTACGTTCTTCGATAAGTTCTACGGATCGTTGACCAAACTCATAGGCATCTTTGCTCTCATTAGAGGTGACAGCATCAACAAATTTAAAATAATCAGTATAATTCATGAATTAAAAATAGGGTCGTGGTTTTCCGGTAGGGTTTTTTGTTTATCTAAAAGATCAGGATGTGGGGCATACAAGGGACCTTCGTAGTTGCCTGCGAATTTTCTTTCTTCCCATGAACCACCAACACCACCGTCCATGTTTACAACAATTTCACTGGTTGGGAGTTCTTTCGTAACTTCAATATCAATACATTGTCCAGGAAGATGTTTGTTAAGAGTATAGACTCGATTTTTAGGATCGAATCCCACCATCATCTTGGCATCTTCTAGTGTTCCACACTGACAGATTGCTTTACCTGTCGTCTTATCAAGGACATCGTAATAATCTTGTGACTGATACTTTCTCATCCAAACTTCAACTTGGTGAACTTGTCTTTAAAAGACTTCTCTTCCCCATTATACTCTTCATCATCACCTCTGTCAAGAATATCATCTTGAGCAGACTGCTCACAATCATACAATCTCATCTTGGCACGATCGATACCAACAACAAACCTCTTGTGAACAGCAAGATCATTGTACCTGTTCTTCAACTGCTTCACCATAATCTGTCCCAGTCCTTCCAATTCCTCGGTAGAAATAAGGGCAAACATAAGATCAGCAGTAGCAGGGAGACCAAAGGATTCAGAAGTGTCAGTGAGGTCAACATCGCTGCTAGCATAACCAGAACGAGTGGTCTGCGTGGCAGAAATGATAGGGACGTTTGCCTCAACAGCCAACCCTCTAAGTTCCTCAGCAATTGACTTAATATACGAATAAGAGTTGACAGAACCAAGTTTGCTATAGCGGGAACTAGCACAAATGTTAAGGTAATCAATAAAAATAATATCAGGCTTAAATGATCGCTTGAGTGAAAGTTCGTTAAGAAGTGCTCTGAAATGTCCACTGTGAGCCGATGCTGTGGGATATTCTTTAATGATCAAAGTGCCTTGAGTCTTTTTAGAGAGACCATTCACCTTTCCTTCAAACATTGCTTTTGGCAGATCAGCAATGTCCTGAATGTTTACATTCAATAAGTTTGCGTCAATTCGTTCAGCAATCTTTTCTTCTGCCATCTCCATTGTAATATAGAGAACGTTCCGTCCCTGGAGCAACACGGAGCTAGCGACATGGCACATGAATAGAGACTTGCCGACACCCGTACCAGCAAGAGCGACGTTAAGAGTCTTAGGAGGTAAACCACCTTTCGTGATTTTGTTAAGGTATTCGAGATCAAATGGGATTTTGTCTTCCTTTTTGTGATAGAAGTCATATCGTTGTTCGTAATCCTCTAAGTAATCGTGACCAATGTTGTTGTCAAAACAAACCGCAAGAGCATCTTGCAAGATGGATGGAATAGCATCCCTATTTTTCTGCCCGTCACCGCCATCAGCAATGCCGATGGACTCCATTAGTGCCAAGTATATAGCACGATCCTTACACCATTTTTCAGTGGCATCAAGCAACCATTCCTGGTTGATATCTTCATGAACCAACTCATCAACTACCTTGAGTAAGTCACTGTAATCTTGCTGTGTAAGATCGTTTCTATTTTTAATCTCAATAGATAAAATTTCCTGAGTAGGAAGTTTATCATATCCAACTACAAACTGAGAAATCTCCTCAAAGATTGTTTTCTCTACTCTGCTTTCAAAGTAATCTGGTTGAAGAAAAGGAAGAACTCTTCTGAGGTAGTCTTCATTGTAGATTAGATTTGTGAGAATTGTTCTCTCAATTCTGTCCTTCATAGGTAATGAAAATAACCACTGATAATGTATTTGTCTCCACTGATGGGAGGTAATCCAGCATGTGGGAACAACCACAACGGAGGGAATATAACCATTCTACCACTCTTTGGTTTAATATGGTTCATGTCACCATTATATCCACTAAAGAGAGTTTCTCCACCTTCTTCAACATCATTCAGATATACAAAGAAAGCAAGATACCTTTTAGCAGATTTATAGTCAGCAACATCAACATGCTCATCGAATCTGTCCTTTCCCCCAGGAGAATACTTCTTGATACGAAACATCTCCCAAGAATGTTTCTCTGGTAAGAACTTGATATTCAAATCATCAACATACTTTTTTGTATGTTTTTTACAAGCAGATGCTAATTCCTTTGAGAATGGATGGGATGCCCCAAGACTTTCGGTGAGATTGTACTGTGTAAAAGTTGGGCGTCCTTCATTGTCTACAGGATCATGGAAGACTTTGTTTGCTTCAAAAAATCTTACAAGTTTTTTACAGAAGGATGATTCTAAAGCATCATCATATACTCTAACGTAATCAGACAGAATCTCCATATGAAAACTCCTTCTGAGCAGTTTCGTCAAGTGCTTGCATTACTTCTTGAGTGAAATACTTCTCTGGGTCGGCAAGGATTTGCTTGGCATAGAGTTTCTTTCCGTCGATTTCATATCGACCTGCGACATTCTTCCAAAGTCCGCCAATCTCACCGAGTTCAAGAAGACCGTAATAACGATCAAGACCACGATCATCGTAATAAAGACGCACCGTAACATCTTTGTTCTCCTTACTTAAACGTGACTTAGCAGTCTTTGCTTTGATAAGGTTTCCAACGATTTCTGTTCCATCCTTTTCCTTTTTCTTGCTGAGATATATGATGGTACTGGCAGCATACTTAAGACCAGAACCACCGCCCATCTCTTTAGTAGGAACGTAAGCACCAATGACATCGTAGGTGTGGTTTGTGACAATCATAGGTATGTTAGCCTGTCCCAACTTCAATGTCAACATACGGAAGGCACCTTTGACCAGTTGTGATTTTGTCATATCACGAACCTGTTTGTCA